CTTTCCATCTACTATGACCTCAAAATCCGCCCCCAGCTTCGCGCGCTGCTGATGGAGGCCGCCACAGATCGGGCACACCCGTTCGTCCACTGCTGTGCGCCACTCGCGCCCCCATACGCCCGCCGCTTCCCAGACCCGCGTGTTGCCGTCGGCGTAGGCCCGCGTCGCCTCGGTCGCGGCGGTGAGGCGGGCGCGATAATCGGGCTGTAAAGCCGTCGCGGCCACCTTTTCCAAGTCGGGGATTAGTGGTCGCAAACGTTCACTCAGCGCCGGGAAAGCGTTGCCACTGGCGATCCAGGCATCAATCTCGGCTTGCAGACGCTGCCGGGTATTATCGGTGATCCCGCGCACCAGATTGTAGGTATACGCGCGGGCCTGACGTTGCGCGTCCTGGTTCACCAAATCCCAGGCGATGCCCACCAACGCGGCTTTGGTCTCCGGCTGCTCCAGTTGCTGATTACCCGACGTCATCCCGGCGCGCGTGACCCGTTCCAGCCACGGCTCAATGATGACGTAAAGCTGCTCTTCCAGCTTGTCCCAATATGCTTTTGGTAAAGTGCCTTTATGCTGCGCTAAAAGCTCCGCGATCTCCGCGCTCTGATTCCGCAGAAGGCGGCCTAATGCGCGCTCTAAGGCCGGCTCAAACCGCCGCGCGGGCTGCTCAGGGATAACGGCCTTGCGCGTCGCCTCCTCGAAAAAAGTCATAAGGGGCACCCTCCACCGGTGCCCCGCCGGGCTGCGCTGCTGCCGGTGGCGTCTCGCCTGCCCCATCCGGTAGCGCCGGTCTCTGCCAATAGCGCTCGCGCACTTCGTCCACCGTGAGATAGGGCCCGGACGCTATAACTTCCTGTAACTCCAGGGCGCGATTGGCCGGGCGAATGTCAGCGAAGCCCGCGCGCATATCCCGGCCATAATACGGAATGGTTAATTGTGCGGTTAGCTGCTCAGCTAACAGGATGAGCAGCGGCCAGATTGTCTTTTCCTTGAAAACCTGGTCGGCGATGGTGGCGTTAGCCTCGGTCGCGTTCTTATCCAGCAGGCCACCGGGTACACCGTAAATGGCAAAAATTTCATCTTTGGTGAACTGCCGTCCCTGGATGAAATCCATATCCTTTGGATTCCATCCCAGGAGCACCGCCTCCACGCCACCCGGCGCGGTCGTGATCGCCGTCTTGCGCCGCGCGGCCTGATATTCACTGCGCAGCGCGCTTTTGAGGGTCTCGGCATCGGCCTGGTCAATGGGGGCATTCGGATCGCCGCTCTTCAGGTTGATAATGGCCGACGGCATTACATTGTCCCGGCCAAAGAAGCTGCCGTTCCAACGGGCCATAGCCAGATCGGCATCCGTCGGCAGCATCGCCGCGACCAGGGGCGATAAACCACGAAATATATCAAACGGATTCGGCAATTGGAAATGCACCACATACTCCGCCGGAATCTGGAAAATCTGGCCGCCCACCGTATATTCGTAACAATCCACAAAACGCTCCCCGTCGCCGGGGATGACCTCCACCGATTGCGCGGGCAGCGGCCAGATTTCCACCGGCGTTTTCTGCCACGCGCCATTTTGGATGTTCCAATCCAGAGCAACAAACCAGTACGCATTACCGTTAAGCTCCAGCCAATACGTCAGGTATTGCCACACATAGGCCCGTCCCATATAGGGATTAGGCCGCCAGAGCAATTGTTCTAATGGATGGCTTGGTATCTGGACCGGTTCGGTGTCAACGGCATTTTGCCGCGTGACCTGGAATTCCGCTGCGCTCACCTCACGGGCAATCATTCCCACGGCCGTATAAATCCAGCTATTAGTTAACGCGCGTCGCTGCGCACCCTCCGCTAAGTAATTGCCCCCACGCCACTTCTCACTTTCGGCCCAGGCATCCAAGAAGGCCGCGCGCTTGCGGCCATCGCGCGCTACTATGCGCTGGCGCTCGAATGTTCCCAGTGCCTTGCCGACATCCCCGGCGATTTGTTGTAATAGATTCCGTTTCACGCTATCACCGCCATCCGTGTTGTACGCTTGTTACCCTGGAAGTGAGCCAGCATCACCGCCTCCCCGCGATCGGGAGAGCGTCCCAAGCGCGCCTTGAGCGCGTCCTTATCCTCGACCTGGATACCGCGCGCGGTGATACTGTAGCGGGCCGCCGTCAGATCGGCCAACAGCCGGTTTCCGGGCGGTAGGGCCAGGTCATCACCCTTGCCGGGTTCCAGCGCTTCGCGCAGCGCCCAGTGATAGGCCGCGCGTGTGTTCGCCATTGAGAACTGTCCGCTGCGGTCGCGCATCCCTGAAGATGCCCCGGCATTGATGGCGTGGACGTTTTTATAGAGCTTACGCGCGCTGTCGTACACACTGGCCCCGATACCGACCACGTCGATATTAATGGCCGGCGTGCCACCGGCCAACAGATGTCGCCCGATCAACCCCGCGACCGCGTCACCATCCGGCGTAGTTGCGCCGGGATAGCCGGTCACGGTAAACCACGTACCGCGCCGTGCGGCGATGGCCGTTTCATCGTCACCCCCGCGCGCCGGGTCAACGCCCAGCGCGTCCAGGGGCGCATCATTATCGGGGGACCAGCGTGCCTGCGCCTGCCGTACCCAATCGGTGGGAATGACCTGCCACTCGTCATCTGCCAGACCAACCGCGAAGTTACCGTAAAGCAATTGCGAGCGCAGCGGTTCCGGCGCGGCTTGCAGCATCGCCCGATAATCGTCGCTCAAATACGGATTATCTTCGAGCCGCGCGGGAATAAAGGTGCGCGAGCGTGGCAATATTTCTTCATCGTTGTGTACAAATGGCTCAGGGCCAGCGACTTCAACCTGTTTGTCATCCATACGGGCAAACCAACGTAGCTCGCCCGGTACGGCAGGCTGAGGGTGCTTGTCATCCAACCACGGCCCCCAGTACTCGATCACCCATTGCCCATCGGCGTGCATCGGCGGGTTGCCTGTCGCCACGATGCGGCAGCGCTGCCCGGCATCGTCCGGCTGAATTCGGTGATCTCGTCGAAGCCGATGAAATCGTGGGGCCGCCCCAGGAACCGAAATTTGTTATGCTCGTGGGGCATACTGCCGAATTCCAGGGTGCGCCGCCCATCAACGTCGCGCCACACGTGCTCGGTACTATTATAGCGGCCGCGCGAGCCGACGATTTCCCGGCTGCGGTCAATCAGACCCCGCGCCCCCGTCATCTGCGCGTACTCACGCCGGAAGATCAGGCTGTCCGAGTGTAGCGAAAGTGCCAGCCCCAATAGCAGGTCAGACTTACCCCCACCGGCGGCACCACCATAAAAGACCTCATCCGCCGAACTCAAGATCGCCTCCCACTGGGGACGGTTCGCCGGCGCCCACAGGGCCGTCTGCTCCTGGATATTGCTCAACCAGTCCAGCACCGAGGGCGGCTGCGAGTGTAGAAATGGCACGATCACGTTGTTCTGCATCGAGGCTCACCGTCCGGTGCTGGATCGGGCCACCGCCTGGCCCGGTGATTTCGTGACGCGCGGTCGGCGACAATCCGGCGCGATCCAATACCGCCATGGCTGCGCGGATTTGCTCGCGATTGAGGCCGCCGTCCACACCCTCGGTTGCCAGTTTGCGGGCGATGACGGGCGCTTCGTTGCGCAGTTCGTGCAGCGCGCGGGCCACCAGATCAGGGGCCAGGCGGTCGAGATGAGCATCGTAGGCGGCGGCGCGCTCGGCCCAACGCCAATGTTCAAAGGCGCGACGCCAGCTTCCCGCCGGAGAAATAGGCGTTTTATCTGACCTTTTCTGTCCTTTTCTGTCCTTTTCACGTTGTCTCCATTCCCACTCCGCACGATAAACGCCCAGCAATGACCGGCGCGGATCGTTCAACCACACCCGGAAACGCTGATACCATAAGCGGCTTTCGCCTTCTTGTCGTTCCCATTCAGTGCCCACATTCCATCCGGTGCGATCCAGCGCCGCTATTTCCCAGGAAATATTATGGCGGCGAATTGGTTACCGCTTGCCGCGCGCGCTCAACCGCGTGCCGCTTTTTCAGTGAGACGATCTCGGCGTCGCGTTCCGTCAACTCACGCTTAAGCCGCGCGATCATTGCGGCTTGCTCGTCGATCACGGATTGCATCGCCGTCACCTGCATTTTTAACTGCTCATTCTCTGTATTCAATTCGCTGACAGCCGCCTTCAAGTCACCGAGCTGTTTTTGTAATTGAATCAGTAAATCCGCCTGCCCCTGCGCGCGTTTCTCTGAACTGATACGCGCCTCGCGCTCCGTTTC